CTTCAAAGTTCATGTTCTGAAATTCATCCACTAACAGGATACTGTTTGTGAATGTAGTCCCTCGGATGAACGATGTGGACATAAACTCAGCATGTCCTTGCTCACATAGTCGATCCCAAGCATCCTTACGATTGAACAAGTCTGAAGCAATCTGCCTATAAGGCTGAATGTATACCTCCATCTTGTCATCAGCGTTACCCGGTAAGTGCCCCATGTCACGACCCTGTACGGAACTACGAATCACAACAACCTTGTCATAGGGGTTGCTACGATCCATAACCTCCTCCAGAGCCTTATACAGGGCAATGTAGGACTTCCCTGTGCCTGCCACACCGTGGAGACACATGAAGTAGTCTCCCTTGTTGTAGGCATCGAAGAAGTCCTGCTGCTTGGCTGTCTTAGGCTGAATCGTGTTCATGTGATCCAGCTTAAGTTTCAGACTCTGTGTCTGCTTGACAGGCGTATCGTCCTCTAGCTTCCTACGCGTCACCATCAGATTTCACACACCCCAGCAGTACAAGCAAGCATCTGTGCTCCTTCCACGTTATCCTGGCCTTCCTTGAAGGCTTCCCAATCAATCCCCGCAGGCATTGCAGCCATTAGCTTCGTATACTCCTCTTCAGTGATAGACTCATAAGGAGCCTGCTTGTAAGTTCCTCCATCCATTGGCAGGAAGCTAACACCAGTGATCTCATCAAAGTTATCCCACACCCATGCACCAACCTTAGGCCATTCTTCTTCACGCACACTGATGGTCACAGAAGGCTTGTGCTCACAGTAGTGTCGTTGGTACAACAACCACAGACGCAAGTGCTTAATAGCATCCAAATCTTCCCGCAGCAATGCCCCTGGAGCAACCTTCATTGGGAAGCTGAAGACAGTGGTGCTGTCAGGCTTGTAGAAGTCTGCTTCAGCAGGAAATCCTTGTGACTTCAAGAAGTCAGTAAGAGGGTCTTTGTTATCAGACCGTACACGACGAATGTAAAAAGAACTATGCTGTGGGTGAATACCACTAGCAGTACCAGCAAGCTGTGATACGGTTCCTTCCGGCTTAATGGCGGTGATTGCAACAGAACGGTTAATGCCAATAGCATCAGCAAACTCAGCGTTAGTAGCGACAGCAACACTTCGAAGTTCCTCCAAGAAAGTAGGCAAGTGAGGAGCATCTGGATCATTCAACAACTTGTTGTCCAGAATGCCTGTCATCGATACACCAAGCAACCGTTCCTCTTCAGTGTTCGTCTGCCAGATCTTACGAAGGTAAGGAAAGCTGGTTAGCGTCGATTGAAAAGTACCAAGGATAGTTGCCATAGCAACCTTATTCCTAAGAGACTCCACATTATCATCGCTACGAACAATGACGCTAGAAAGATTACAGAACTGATAAGGACGCAGGATAATCTCTGAACAAGGGTTAGTGCCCCACTCTTGATCTGCGTCACGGCGTCCATTCTTTGCTGCCTGTAGTTTACTTGCGTATCGGTTAAAGATTCCTCGCTCACCAGAGTGTGATTCATAGATGCTGGTCCACTCACGCATGAACTGACCAACAGTTGGCTTACTGTCATACACAGCACTGTTGTTAGCCAATGCTCGTTGTCCATTACCGTCCCACCAGTTACCTGCCTTAGCGTGAGCCATACGATCATCGCTCAGGTCAGACAGAGAGATCATCGCAGACCTACGGACGCCTCCCACGACCACAACTTCTCCAATCTTGCAGAGGATGTCGTGAGCCTCAAGGCTAGTAAGCCTACGACCAGCCGCACCTTTGAACTTGCTGACCACGTACTTAAAGAGTTCAACAAGAGGTTCAGGTCCGGACGCTCTGCCACCAAAGGTCTTGAGTCGAGCACCCGCTGGGCGAACTCCTGACACATCCCATTTTGGGATCTCTCCAGCGTATAGCAAGGCAATAACCTGTCGTAGTGCCTTAGCCCATCCTTCCTTGGAATCCTTAACGACAATAGTAGACTCAGAGTCGTAGAGCTTACAAGGAATCTCAGGAAGTTTATTGACATACTTCTGTTCTACGCTAAAGCCAACACCAGTGCCACAAAGAAGAATATACATTGCTTCATCGAAGGCCTTCGGGTCATCAATCGGAAGATACGAACAGTTATAGCCTGCAACATTCTGACGCTCCAATGCTTCTCCACTTGTCATGATTGCCCGCATACTTGGGACAACTTCAAGGTTCGTCACAGCCTCTTGCAGCCGTTCACGAAGCCCTACAGGCATCTCGTAATTGTGCTTCTTACGAAGGTGTCCTTCCATGAAGTCAAAGTATCGTTCCACTGTCTCAGGCCAATGTTCCCGTCGTCCCTTGTCGTCAAGGAACCGTGAGTAACGCGACTTGGCGATGTACTCGTTATAACCGTTCATCTTAAATGTCATAGTTCTTCCTGTAGTTGTTCTACTTGGTCTTCAATAATGTCTGAGAATCGTTCTACGATGTCGTCACTCTTAATGTCTAAGAGTTCTAAAAGCGTAACCTCGTCAAGTCTCTTCAGGCATTCCTTAATCTCTTCAAACGTTCGTGGATGATTCAAGTTTGCTAATCTCCCTGTCAAGATACCATCGGGCCTTCTTCAAGTCCTCTAGCTTGTTGTTCTTATGATCTGATCGTGCCACATATTTAATCACATTAGCAAGCCTGAAGTTCAATCCCCATGCTTCAATAGCATCAATCACTTCAATGCCACCCTTGGTGTAGTGCTGCGGGTGGTTCACGTTGTCTAGCGTACTTTTGACAATACTAGCTACTGTAGGCTTGTCATCAAAGACATTCTTAGCAATGAATCGACTACTCCAGTCACATATCTCACAAGGCCTTTCGTTGTTACCAAAAGCCTCATAGAAGCAGTTCTTACAGCTTGTAAACTTAGTTCCCATACGTCATTCGTGCCTTATATGATTCAGGAAATAGCTCTTCGACAATCACAGCAATCTTCTGTGCTACTTCCCGTGTTTCTTTCTGAGTGTCTGGTTTCAAACGTAGCGACAACATGTCACAAAAGGCTCCCAGTGTACCACTCCAGATCCACTCAGTCATGGTATTCTGTGGTAGAACCATTCGTGCCTGCTCTGGACATGCACCAATACGGATCAAGTAGTTGTACTGTGCCAGTGCGTCAGAGATCAGTACATCCATTCCTTGTAACTTCTCTTTGTCTACAAGATCCTCACTGCTACCCTGCTTGACACTTTCTGCCCGCTTACGGATGTTAGGCATGTAGAACTCTGGTTCAGCATCAACGTATCGCCTACTGACTTCATTCCAAGGCATGAACTTGTGCTTCACTAATTGTCGAGCAACAAAGATTGGAGCCTTGACACGGAAGCTCATAAAGGCATGGTTGAAGGGGCTTAGATGCTTGTGCTTTGCAAGGTAGTTCAGGAGCTTAGTGTCTTTATCAGGAAAGACCTTGTAGCCATTGTCACTAAGTTCGTAGTTACTTTCCTTGTTGAAGGACACCCGTGCAGCATTGACTATGGTAATGTCACTGCCGCAGTATGTGATCAGTTCTGCGTTAATGTCAGCTACGTTCATACTTCCTCCGTAGGTAGTCAATGCTCAAGAACATCTCATCGAACTGCCCTTGTCGTACATCATTCAAGACAACAAGACCACGCCAATGACTGTTGCTGAGGCCGTCCATGTAGGGCTCATCATGAAGGTAATAAGAGCCTGCAATGATGGAGCACAGAGGAATCCCATCAGCCCTCTTACCATAGGCTACTTGTTTACCTTGCTGGTGACCAGCAATGCAAGACATATGAAGTTTAGAGACAATAGCATTTGCAGAGGAAGCAGGCCTGCCCATAGCCCCAACAGGCCAATAATGACTATAACCCACACCGTCAATGAAGACAGGTTGTAAAAATCCATACACTTCCCAATCTTTTTCATAGCCCAAGTCCTTAGTGCTGATCAGCCCTTCAAGAATAGGCGAGTTGTTGATAGCTCTGTCGATCCTGTTCTCATGGTTGCCCAGGAGTAGGACCATACGAGGCTTATAAATCTTGTCTTTGTTCTTCTTCTGTTGGGCCTGCAAGTCACGTAGAGGCTTCAGGAGCGTCTGCATTGCTTCCTTAACAACATCTACGTCCTTCTTGTAGCGAAGGCCCTCAAAGACCTTGGAGCCTGCTTTGTCGTGTGTTGACAGGCTAGGCATGTCCGCAAAGTCTCCGAGGTTGATCACTACTTCAGGCCTGTAATCCACGATTGCCTTACCTGCCCATGTAAGATGCTCTGTTGGAACACCTTCACGAACTTGACAATCAGGGATAATCAGGTGTCTAGTCATTCAGTTAGTCCTGCATTTTCTTTTTGATCGTACTCATCATAAGGCTCTTGTTCTTCTTTGTCTTCAGGCACATCAAAGAATTTACCATGCCAATCTGTTTCGGGATCAATGAAATGGGAGTGCTTCAAACGAACTTTAGGCATGATGTCGTAACCGTATGTCATCTCCAAGAACTTGACGAACTTGTTCAACACCAAAGGCCATGTAATCAGGTTGTCGTCAGTTTCATTAATGGTGTAGTTAATGCCTTCACCGTTACCAGTATAACTAAAAGAGTACTTAAAATAATCACCGGTCATCGCCTGATCCTTCAATTTTGTTACGTTGTTTACGAGACTCTAGCTTTGCAATGTTCTTGTCAGCAATCTCTGACAAGGGGATGCCATGATACAGCGCAATACCAGAGACAAACCACAGGATGTCTCCTAGTTCCTTCTTCAAGTCCATAGGATCAAAGAAGGTACGATCCCGTAGACATTTAGCAAAGAGACTGTGAAGCTCTCCTACCTCTCCTGCAAGGCCCGGAAGCAGGTACTGGTTACTCTTTGCTGTAGGCAGTGCATAGCTCCATGCCTGCTTTTGATATTCATCGAATGTCATCAAAGACCTTCTCTCCTTGTTTGATTGCGTTCTTGATGGCTTCTTTAATAGCCCAATCAAGCAGTAGCTTTGTTTCCTCTGATGTCAGATCAAAGTGAAACGTAGCTGAACCATCTTCATGTTCAGTGATGTCAAGTACCTGCATTGCTCAATACCTTAAAGAAATAATCAGCATCGACAACAACAAGAGGCTTACACTGATTCTGCTTAATGACCACAACAGGCTCTTTGTTACCGTGGACAGAAGCCTGTTTGTAGAACTCATAGACAGCAATCTTAGCATAGCTCTTGCATTCTATCTGTATCGGATAAACCTTACGAGCAGCAGGAGATAGCTTTACGTCTTCTCCCGGTGCTCCCATGCTGGTACTGACCAC